GTGTAGGCTGTACAGTTGGCTCTCAAATACTTTGGCGCATTGGCTATGGTAATGATGCCATCAGCCGTCAAAGCAGTACCAATCGTTGCGTAGGTTGTTCCATCCAAACTACCTTGCAAAGCAACAGTAGCGGTGGTTATCCCTGTAACTTGCAGAAATGCGGGTTGTCCTGCGTCTGCTTGTACAGGCTGAGATGCACCACTTGCAGTTACTGCACTTAAAAGGGTTTTTGCCCCAGATAATGAACTCATTTACTTCTCCCTGATTTCTTCATCATGTTAGTTGCGGTACGCTGACCACGCATAGGCATACCTTTTGGCTTGCCAACAGCAACCATAATGGTCACAGGAAGACCCTTTTTCTTGCCATATTCTTTTGCTTCTTTTTCGCCTTTTTCAGAGTAGGCAAACTTCTTTTTTCCAACCATCGGCATAGCAATCTCCTAGTTAATTAACTTACTTCAACCACCTTGCGGCAAAGAAACTTACCACGCCAGATAAGGCAGAGGCAATGACCATACCCATCCAAAAGCCACCCTTAGACTGGTTTGCCAGTTCAAGCAATGCCTTGACATCATTGCTTAATTGGGAAACTTGCTCATGCAAAACCTCTACTTGGGCTTCCAATCTGCCGAAATCTCTTGCATCAATATCACTCATAACAATTGTTCCTTACGGGGTCTACCCATAGGTTTCTTCAAAGTTAATGTCTGCCTTGTTCCATCAACCTTCTCAACCTCCACAACAGCAGAAGTATCAACCTCTGTGTATTCTGGATGCCTACGCATTTCGACAATATCAAAGTCATATCTGAATTCGACTGTATTGCCAGATTTATTGCAACGAAACAAAGCCATATTTATCCTTAAAAGAAAGGGGAGCAAGCCCCCCAATCCTTAAACCATACGAACAATAACAATGTCCATAGTGGCTGATGCCAAGTCTGCTGTTGAGCCTGACTCGTTTTGGATGCGGAACTTAACTGTATTGGCGGCTGAGACATAACCTGTCACAGTCAATCCAACTAAGTCAACAGCCAAAGATGTGCAAAGAACCATGTCACCCAAGGCAACGCCTGGAACTGTTACATCATCTGTTTCACCAGCACCATCAACTAATGAGCCAGCATTTAAAGTACAAACAACTGACCAAGTATCAGAGAATAAACCCCGAAAACTGTCATTGCCTCTACGTGTTACAACTGCACTTGCTGTTGCCATAATAATTTCTCCTAATTAGGTTAAAAAAGTCCCCCCACCACTAGGGCGAGGGGCGCAACTGCAATTAGGCAGGAACTAAGAGAGCGAACATAGATGCAGACTTAGCCGCACCTGTGCTTGCCGCATCACGGAGAATCTGAACGCCATACAACGTATCAGATGTGAACAGCGTAGCAAGGTACTCTTGCTTGTACTGGACTTGTGAACGCACACCAATTTGCTCAACCAGAACCAAAGAATCTTTGTGTCCCATCAAACAAACACGAGCGCCAGCAGAACCTGATGCTGTGTCGCAATTGCTTGAGACAAACACAGGGATGCCATACAAGTTACCGATCTCACCTGTGCGGATGGTATTGTTAGTACCGCCAACAAATGCTTGTTCTGTGTAACGTGCCAAGCCCATCAGCGTGTTACGGCTTGAGGGTGGGATGATGAAGAAACGACCATCCATAGGAGTATCGTTGTCATCCAAGCGCTGAATGGTGCGGCGAATAGCGGCATCGGTCAAGGCTGACTCATTGTTGCTTGCGGCAACATAAGCAGATGTACCATCACCACCAATAAACGCACCAGTTGCGTAGGCGTTTGTACCAGCACCATTATTGGTTTCACGTCCAAGGTTAATTAAGTCTGTATCGACTTGTTTAGCCAAAGCGTAACCAGCGTCTGCTGTGTAGAAGTTACGCAGACTATTTAAAGCCTGTGCTTCTACGATGTCTTCGATCAAACGGCTATATTCATAGTGTTTGTCAATGGCTACCTGAACTTCGGATTCCGTTGCCGCAATCAAAGTTACTTGTGAACCAGCCGCCTTTGCAGACGCTGAACCACGGGTAGGGGCAGGAACGTGAACTACATCACCCTTCTTGCCCTTGAAAGACATCTTCATAACCAAGTTTGCTAAAACGAGGTTCTTTTTATAAGCCGCAACAATTTCGTCACTCCAAATTTCAGGAATGAACGTTGCCGCTGTCGTTACTGTCACATTATTTGTACCTAAAGGCATGATAAATCTCCAAAAATCGATAAGTTAATTATTTGACCCGACCTTCTGCGTAGGCTTGCATGATCTCGTCACTCAAGGCTTCGTATCTGTTCGGATCGGTCATTTTCAGCCGAATAAGGTCAGCCCGTCTATAAACCCTCTTTCCTGATTCACCACTACCACCTATGTCAACAGATGCCGCCTTCAGGTTAGTCTTGCGTTGGGTTTCACCCGCATCGCTAGTCTGTTTTGCCTTAATGCCACGTAACTGTTTATAAGTAGTAAGTAATTCGTTTGCACTATCGTAATCAAACTCACCATCAGCCTTTGCATATAACCCTAACCGAATAGGTGAAGATTTCACCCAATTCTGAATTTCCGTATCTTGTGCAATTTGCCCAAAATCAGGATGGTCTTGCGTTAACTTTTGCTGAATTTGCATCCTTTTGAAGTCGTGAGCCGCTTGGCGACCCGCTACTACATCAGGGTGGTTATCGACAGTCTGACGAATTGCCTCTTTTGGATTCTCAAAGAAGTCTACTTCTGGTTGTTCCTCTTTAATAGGTTGCTTGCTAGAACTGAGGTTCTGCTTTATGAGTTCATCCGCTAATTTGCGAACTTCACCAACTTCCTGTGCTTGCTTACCAATATACTTCTCAGCCTCTTGGTGCATTTTTATAACTTCTTCTAGAGTTTTTTCCCTGTATTTCTCAGGAAACTCAGTAGATTGTGTTACTTCAGGGAGTTGCTTCTCTTGTTGTTCTTCAACAACATCTAACTCACTTGGCGACTCATCTTCATTTTCAATCAACATATTTCTTCCTTTTCCTGCCGATATCGGTTCTAGGACATTTAACTCGCCACTTTTATGGTTGTGAGTTGTTACTTTGCTCCCACTTCAATCTATCTAGGTGTTTTCTCTCGAACTTCCCATGCTCTGATGGGAAAGAACCAGACCACCCTTCTAACTTGAAGTTAGGTGCGCTTATGAGTCGGTTGGCTGTTGCTCCGCACTCACACTTAAAACCTGTTGTCTCATAATCAACAAGTCTTTCAGTTTTATGCCCGTTTTCACAGGCAAAATCAAATAGTCTTTTCATTCAATTCCTCATACGCTCTTTCGCTGACCTCTTTCAAGGTTCTCAGCCAAGTTAGTATTGACAATTCACCCTTTTTGAAGTGCAAAGACGCTTCATCAGGGATTGTACTGATATTGTTCAACGAATTTATCATTGTGTCAATATCCTCCATTAAGTCCTTCCACCCCTCTGTTGCCATAGTATCAAAGCGGGCTTCATAGTATTTTTGCAGTTCAGGAGTCATGGATTCAATCTTTTGTAGGTTGTCTTTAAGTCTTTTCTTAGCATAATCCATGAAGATTTCTGCTTGTTGTTCATCAACAGTCTTGGGCATTTTTTGGTTTTAGTTATGGAACGTCAGGCCAAACTACACTATAAGGAAACCCTGATTGAATGGGGATACCACGCAATGCTTGGCGATAAGTAGCCCATGCCACTTTGTCCACAGGAGCATCTGCTAACTGAGTCCAATCTGATTCTGTTAGTTTTTGATTGCGTTCAGTTCGCACTTCCTCTGCCTTACTTAAAGCCTCTGCTTGTATTTCCTCGTCTGTCTTATCTACAACTGGGTACGCTCTTTCTACTATTGCACCGCTAATTGTAAAAATGGGATCGCCATACTTCTGTGTGTTTGTAAGTTCTGATCGTGGGGCATCTTCAATTAAATAAACATTAAGTTCTTGTCGTTGTTCATCTGACAAAGACTCAGCAGATTGAAATATATTTGGCGCAAAACGAATGTTTCCAGCCAACTCACGCCACACTTCATTAAGTTGCTGTGCGTACATCAATCTTCTCCTAATTGCTGTTGGACAACAAAAAGCATAACCTTGGCTTTCTTTTGCTCTAACTTTTCCGATACTAATAGCGACTCTAGTTTTTGACAAAAATCTGCTAAGTCTTCATCACCGCTGGTTTTGATGTGTTCAATTGCCAACGTGTAGTTATCAATATTTATTTGATAACCCATAATTTCTTGTTCTCTTGCAACAAGAGCGTCTTTAAAAATTTCTTGTTTGTTCATATTTTTTCTTTCAGGGACTAAATGCAACACCAAAACCAGAATTTGTTGGTAAGGTGGCTGGATTAGAGTATTTAGTACCAAAACCAGCAGACCAAGGATACACAGATATAAAAGGAGATACATTGTGACTAACCGCTATGTCTGTGCCTGATGGACTAAATGCTACATTTCGACCATTACCTGTTGGTACGGTGGCTGGATTAGCGTACTTAGTACCAAAACCAGAACTCCACGGGTAAACCGAAATATTAGGCGTTGTAAAGTGAGAAACCGCTAAATCTGCTCCACTAGGACTAAATGCCACTTTTAAACCAGGCCCTGCTGGCAAGGTGGCTGGATTAGCGTACTTAGTACCAAAACCAGAAGACCAAGGATACACAAGTATATAAGGTGAAGAACTGGAAGCAACCGCTATATCTGATCCACTAGGACTAAATGCAACACCATTAACATTACCTGTTGGTAAAGTGGAAGGGTCAGCATACTTGGCTCCAAAACCAGAACTCCACGGATAAGCCGATATAAACGGGGAAGTAGAGTGTGCAAGTGCTATATGTGCCCCACTAGGACTAAATGCAACACCATTACCAATACCTGTTGGTAAGGTGGAAGGGTCAGCATACTTAGTACCAAAACCAGAACTCCACGGATACACAGATATAAAAGGAGAGGTAGCATGAGCAACTGCTAAATCTGCTCCACTAGGACTAAATACAACACTTATACCAGTACTTGCTGGTAAGGTGGCTGGATTAGCGTACTTGGTTCCAAAACCAGAACTCCAAGGATACACAGATATAAAAGGGGAAGTAGAGTGTGCAACCGCTATGTCTGCTTTACTAGGGCTAAAGGCAACGCCTTGACCAGTACCTGCTGGCAATGTAGCAGGATTAGCGTACTTGGTTCCAAAACCAGCAGACCAAGGGTAAACCGATATAAAAGGAGAGGTCTGATGAGCAATCGCTAAGTCTGGGGCTGATGCTGGCGAACCAAAAGACCGATGATTCATGTACACCGCTTGCTGTGAACCACTCATGTCAAACCACTCCCAGAAATAAGCCAGTTGGTTGAGGTTATTTTCAATGCTGTTGCAGAACCATATTGCGCCAAACTTCTTGACCCAGTTGTGCCAGCAGGACTCAAATTCATAGTGTCTGTTGTGATAGCGATAGTTACCACCTGAGAAGTCATATTGATAAATGTAACTACTGTGCCGATTGGATAAGCCACGCTTGCATTTGATGGAATGGTAAATGTCCTAGCATTGGCATCACTTGATGGATGTAATATAGTTTTTCCAGAATCTGCAAGCACTAATGTGTAGGCGGCAGACTGTGAGTTGACAGGCACATTTCTAAACCCAACGGCATCTGTGCCATCAACTGTGCAATTACTTAACGTGCCAGAAGTAGGTGTACCTAAAACTGGTGTTGTTAATGATGGGCTAGTAGAAAGAACAACATTGCCACTACCAGTAGAAGTTGTAACTCCAGTTCCACCATTCACAACAGGCAACGCAGTACCAGACAATGTAATTGCCAATGTTCCACTTGTTGTAAT